TGTCATACTGGTAGAGGTTCGACTCCTTAGAGCCTACATCCTCCTTTAAAGCGTCCTCAATAAGTGATTCAGGGCATAACGGCAATTTCGTACCGCCCCCCTGTCTTATTTCAACCGACCGGCCGAGACCACGAGGTTTGCCAGCGAACCGCTGCCTCCAACTCATCAGCTTCAAGAAAAGACTTCGACGAACCGTTGAACGAATCAACTGACGCTGGTGTACATCCATGGGAGGGTCACCCCTTGATCCATTTCCTTTAACTGTTTTCTAGAGCGGGAGCGCTAAGCACTGTCCTGGGTCCTACGGCGTTAGGGTCACTTATTTCTTCTTTACCAGCAGCTCAGCAGAGCCGACGTCTACCTCTCCCGCAAGGAACTCTTCGTATGTGGGTAACTTACCCCTCATCGGAATGAGGAGAGGAAACCCACGATCAATTTTCCGCACGCGCTGCCTAAAGATCTTGGCGCCGCCCACATTCTTGGTAATAACCCCGCTCTCGCCGCCGTACAAGTACGGTTTAAAGTTTGGGGCGTCTCGCCTAGTGGCCGAAACGGCTAGATACAGATCCATCAACTCGCGTGACCTCGAAGAAACCTTGAAACCAGTCCTCCATTTCCAAGCGGCCAATTCGGCCAAGTTCTCCTTCTTTTCGTCCTGGTCCAAGAGATCAGGGTCCACATACTCACAAGTGAGCGACAGACCATTCTCAACCTTGAGACTCGGAATTTTCTGGAGACTCGGCCCTTGCCGTAATCCGAACTTCTTCGTCGCCCTATAGGCCAAGGGACCTCGAAAACCGAGATCCCAAGTTGTGAGTCCTAAAGGCCGTATTTTTCCTATGTTCCAGCTGAACCAAGCCATCGCCGCTCGAAAGCGGAGTGACCCCTTGATCCCAGCAATAAAATCATCAAAACCCTTCGAGAGAGTATCGAAAGACTCAGACTCCCGTAGCATTCCCATTCGGACAGTCGCAACAACACGATAGAAGGCGCCGTAACGCCGACAAAGTGTTGAATTAAGCGAACCGAACTCCGGGGAAACGGAGGTCTTCGTCTTCTCTACCTCCAATGAGAGACTTCCGACTGTATCCATCCAGTGCGCACTGAAGTGCGGACCGGACCTGAACAGGATGTCGTCCCCATTGATCAAACATGGGAATTCTGAACAATCAATCCCAACTGAATCGCCTGCATACAAGAAAGCGATTCTATTCTGCAAACAAAGCAGCGGGAAAGAAAGAAAAGACCCCATCATTTGACCTCTCGTAGGTGAAAAAGATTCTATGCCGTGCTCAAGGTTGAACAACGTGGGACGCAAGATACTCATGGCGTATGCTTTCATCGATCCAGGCACAGAGACCGTGGACCTAAGCAACTCGTCAAGAATAGCCTCGGCAACCTCTATAGAAAGGTTGTCCGTGGCGCTCTTGTAATCCCCCGAAGTCAAAGTCTCACCAGAGACAAAAGAAAAACCAGCACGCTGTAGGACGTCAGTTGTAAAATCGCCTCGGCAAAGCCACTTCTCGC